TTGTAAGATATGCTAAAACAGAGGCAATAATAGCAGAAATACCAGGTTTTATAGATGATACAATAGAAACTTCAAGTACTTCTAATAAATCGCTAAAAGAGGCATTTTCAGGCAGATTTAAGTTATTTAGTGTTGCTGAAAAACTGGTAAAAAATGAAACTATAAATGCCATAAAAATAACAATAAATAGTTTGCTAATACTAATGTTTTTCATTATTTCTCTCCAACATTTCTACTTTGGCTTGCAACACTCCTACTGTTGTATGAAGTTTATTTACAGCCTGTTCGTTGTTTTCAATCTTATTTTCAATCTTTTCGATTTGTTTGCTCATCTTTTCTACGTCATCTTTAACATTTTTGACATCAGATGAAACATTATCTATTTTCCTTGAAATGTTGGAGAAAAATAAAAATCCTGGTATGACGATGGTGCTAATGACCAATATTCCATTACCTATTACTCCATTTATAACATTAGGGTCAACGCTCATAACACTAACTCCATCTTTCAATCAAGTCAGCAGATGTAAATAACCCTTCTGTTTGCCCATAATCTGATGCGATAACTAAATAATATCTTTCTACAAGCGCATCATCTTTTATTTTAATCTTGTCATCAGGCCTTATTTCAACATCTGACGGTAATATTATTTGCCATTTAGATGATGATTGCAAACCACCACCAGATTGTTCTTCTTGAAAGTTTTTTGCTACTATACGAGCATTAACAGTGTAAATAACTCTTTCATCTGTTGTAATACCACCAGCAACATCTACTTCTGTTATTGCTCTATAAACTAAAACAACATCAGGTAAATGATAAGCCGCTGATACATTTCTTATTTTATTTAGTAAGTTTTGATTTATCATTTTAGTAGATTACCACTGGTCTATATTTTTCAGCCATTACTAAAAACTGCTTTTGTAATGCTTCAAGGTTAATATCTTGACTGCCATCTTTTGAGGAAATAAGATTGGCTACTTTTGCTGCTTTTAAAATCCATCCTGCTCTTACTGCTGAACGTACATCATAGATTTCAACATTAGCAGGACCAGCATCAACCCATATAACAGTATTATCTACAAATCCAATACCAGAAGCACCATAAGTGTAATAATCTGGAAATACATTTGTAGCACCACTTGTACCTGCTTGAACACATTGATATAATCTACCATTTCTAACAACTGGTTGAACTACATCTCCATAAACATAAGAAGTAGAAGCGGTCCAATCATTAGACCTTTTATAGTTATCAATAAGTGTTCCAAGTTCATCAGTTGAAAGTTCTGGATATTCAGTACTTTGAACCATACTTGAAAGTTGTTGTATTGCTTGTGTTCTTGTTAGAGCCATATTATTCCTCGCTGATTTATTTTATCGTCTAACAAAATAAAAGGGGCCTCCATAAGGAAGCCCCAGTTGAATAAGAACCAGTAAGATTATGTGGTTCTGCGGAGAACGATGATGGAACCAGCAGCAGTTGAAGTACCTGGGTCGTGGCAGACAAACCCCATTCTGGTGGTTGCTCTAAATGCGAGAGCATCTGCTTGGAAGTAATATTGGTCAGAAATCCTAATAGAAAGGTCTCTGCGGTCTCCATAAACAGTACCAGTTTTAAGGTTTCCAAACGCACAAAGAGGAGCGTTGTTGGTACCAGCAGCAGTGGATGCAAGATGTTGGGAGAACTCAATCGGATAACCAAACAAAGTTGGGGTTCCGTTCTGGAAGTTCATAATGTCAAGAGCAGCATTACCAGCAAGAGCATCAAGTCTGAATGCTACTACATCATTAAAGAATGCCTTGGACATATACCACTTTGCTTCGCCTGGCTTATCAGCATACAATGGGAGTTTACCAACCATTGAGCGGAAGTTAGCAAGAGTAATAGCATTGTAGTTAGCAGCAGAACCAGCAGCACCTTGAACGATACCTTGGCCAGAAGCAACACCATTAACTTCTGTTACAAAGCCGTTGATATTACCATCAGTTGCAGTAGCAGATGAACCAATCATACAAACTCTATCGATTTCGCTTTCGATTTTCCACGCATAATCTTGGGCTAAATGGGAGCCAAGTTGCACGATGCTATCTTCGTCGAGTTCTGTTGATACTTGGGAGAAAATAGCAAGTTTCTTTGCGAGAACTTGTACACGGTCAAAAGTTGGGGAACTTTCAGTAATGTTGGTATTTTCAGCCATCCAGTAAGCGGTTGGAGAAGCACTATTTTTTGGGATTTGTAAAACATCAGAGTTCATATTTCTGACATCTGCATTGCGTCTTACAACACCATATTGGTCTCTCAACCAAATGATACTGTCAATAAGTTCTTCTGGGACTAAAAATCCACCAGCACTGTTGGTAGTTTCGTTAGCAGCCTTGAAAGAAGTATTTTCCTTCATCCATTCTTGGGACTTTTTGTTGCCAATCATAGCAAGAGCAAAATGGCCCCATTGAAGTGCTTTAAGACCCTTCTCGTAATCTGAACCTGTAAAAGGTAATGCCTTATAGTTAACTCTTGAAGGCAAAATAATATCGCTCATTTTAGTTTCCTTGATTTCAATATTTTTAACTGGGAGAAGTTGTTCTTCTACACTTTTGAGTGCGTCAATCTTCTCATTGATTTTGTTATTTTCATCCAATAACTTTTGTGCGTCCTCAACGACACCATCTTCTGCTTGGAGGATTTCTTTGGCCTTCGCAGCATTTTCTTTTTTGAGGACTTCGAGTTCTTCGATTGTCATATATTTATCCTCTATAATAAATCTAACATTGCTCTTTTTAGCAATGCTTGTTTGATGTTATCTTCTTGTGTATTAGATAACATTTCCATTGATTTTGCTGGCATTTCATCTACATCTCGTAAATGAGACCATACAATCCCAGCCAAAGCCTTTGACTGGTTATTGGAATAACCTACATCTCGTAAGCGTCTTTCCAAATCTCTAATACTTTCAGGTTTATTTCCAGAAAGCATTTTAAGCATAGCCATTTCTTCTTCTACGCTGTCATATAACTTTTCAACAGCAACTTTGGCTCTGCTATTAAAACCATCAAGAAGAGCGTAAACATAACTAATATCTTTACCTTCTTCTAACACGGCATATAAACCGCTACACATCTTTTCAAATAAATAATGAACAGCATCAGATACTAAATCTTTTTCATAACCATCAAAAACAGTATCTGCAACACCTTCTGGGGCAACATCTAACTCTACAAGACCTTCAACCATTTCTTCTACTTCTTCATCATATTCTTTTTCTTCTGGTCTTTTAGGAACATACTCGCCCATTTCATTATAATATTCTTTAACAAAATCTGATAAACATTTAGCAACCATATTTCTACTTTCAGCAGGTGTAGGAGTTAATGAGATTTCAGCAATAGGCCAAGATTTTATTTCAAAACTCTTACCTTGCTTTTCTCTGCTAACTAAATGAGAAGCACTACCTGATGAATAACCCAACTTACCTGCTTTTGCTAACTCATCAATATAACGAGCATAATCATTGGCCATATCTAACTGTGCTTCAAACCAAATACCTTTTTCATCAAGAGTACCAACACCACTTCCAATAACATAAGATTTAATATTTTTATCTTGTCCGTGGTGGTAGTAAAGGTTCATTTTAAACTGCTCGCCCTTTTTTAGAGGTCTACCAAAATCAGTATTAGCAGTAAAATAATCGCTTTCTAAATCAGTATCAGCAGGAGAACCAAATCTAATAGCATAACCTTTAACTTTGCCATCTACTGCTTTGATTTCTGAACCAAATAAATACAATGTTTCTTCCATATTATATTTTTACCTTATGTCTCTCAATGGTTTTATATAGGTTGTTGGTCCCCAATCAGCATCTTGTTTTATGTCTACAAAACTTCTCAAAGGCATACCATCTTTATATAGATTATATCTTTCTGGACCTAATACTCGCTTCTTTTGTTTTTCAGATAACTTATTAAATAAATCATTTGCTGTTGGGATTTTATCGGATACATCTTCAATAGTAGCATCGCCAGTTATTTCAGCCCAAGTTTTAGTTTTAGGAACAATAATACAGCGACAGTTTGGATGTGTTGGTAATATTTGATTGAGCGTATAAACAGTTCCGTGTAATGCAAAACAAGCAGGACAAGTACGAGCATCTCCTGTTGCTAATCTTACATAACCACTAATAAGGTCTTGATTTTTACCATAGTTTTCTACTGTTGCTGCCCTTGATGCTCTATGACTTTCTGTTCTTGCGATTGTATTTGCTCTATAAAGTGGCATAGATGTATTTTTTCTTATTTCTCTTGCTATTTTTAATGGATTTTGACCTTGTAAAATACCATTAGAAAGAGTATTTGTTATATCTGTACCATAATCAACAACAATCTTTTGAAATAAATCATTTAGAGGACTGCCATTAGAAGCAAAACCTACAAACTGTTCCATAGCACCAGCATCAATAACATTTATTTCATATGTAAATCCTGCTGGTGGTTTTCCTAATGATGCTTGTAAGTTATCTTTACTGTATTCTGTGCCAACTTTAACACTTTCTTTTTGTAAATCTTTTGTTATTTCAATAGCATCTCGGTTAAAGGCTTCTATTTTATTTTCGATAGCATTTAGTTTCTTCTCATAAAAACTTTGCATTTCTTGATAAATCTCTACATCAGGTCTACCATCTGCTATCATTTTATTTATTTGTATTTCTAAACGATTTAAGTCATTTAGCACAGTTTGAAAAGAAGCAGTGTAAGCCCTTTGCATTTGCTTCATTGCTTTATCTTCTAATGCTCTCAATCGCTTTTTGTATCTATTGGCAACTGTATATAATCTTGCCATTTTTAGTCCTCTGGTTCGTAAGGTACTATGTTCTTGCCTTCATCCATTAATCTATTTCTGATTTTAGTTGACCAAGAATAACCAGCATCTCCACCCCATAAATCCCACGCTACTCTGCCATTACTTGGATATCCTTCTTCTCCACTATTAAAACCTTGGGCCTCTTTATCTACTTCGTGTCTGCTGAAAAAAGAATACATTCTCAAAACAGTATCTTCTGATAAGTTATCTCCATTTACGATTTGATTGGCTCTTGCTAAACCAACTCTTGTACCACCGTCATATCCTTCTTCTTTCCATTTGAGCGCTCTTTTTGCTGCTTCTTTCATTCCGTCAGTAGCAAAATATTTAAAACTAATAGATTTTCCATAAGAAGGTCTATCAATAGGTGTATTCAAAATCTCTTCTGCAATACTTTTAGCAACATCTTGGGATAAAGATACACTATTAAAATACATATCTTCATCTTCTGGTGTTGGTTCGAGGCTAATCATTCTTTTTGCTTCTGCTCTACTAATAACACCTTTTTCATATAATAATGCTGCCCTATCAGAGTTAGCATAAACATCTTCTGCTAATGCTCTAACTTCGCTAACATTATAATCTATATAATCTCCCAGTTTTGGATTAAAATCAGGAAGAAGCATAATAGATAAGATTTCGCAAAGACTATCTAAAAGAGGCAACATACCATCAGTCCAAGCAGCAGATTGTGCTTGTTCATAGTTTGAGTATGTAGAGTTTTCTAATCCAGCATTTAAACCAAGACACATAGCATTTAAACCTAATGCTGCTGGTATTCTGGTTTCGGGCAATCTTCTTATTTCAGCAAGATTTAACTCATTTGGAGAGAAGGATACTCTTTCCATTTTATAAGCACCAGATAATACAGCAATACCACCAGCATTATCAGACGCAAAATCTTCTCTCAATCTTTTCTTTATTGTTTTAGCATCATCAGGAGAAATATCAACAGCACTATCATTTGCATCAGGGCCAATAATCATACTTGGTAGGGCCCCATTTTTTATAAGACCATAAGCAGTTGTTGATGCTTGATTGTCGGATGCTACCTCTCGTAATACTGATACGACTGGACTTCTACCTAATCTGATGTCAGTTGTATCTCTTCCATAGCGCCAATGAATAAGGTCTTCTTTTTCTATTTTATATTCTTGACCTGTAACTGTGTAAATGTAGTATTGAACTGCTACTCTACTATCTCCAACAGGTCTAACCATATCAGCAGGTAAATATTCTAATGCGATAACACTACTTCCAATGCCTCTAATCTTGCGTAAATAAGCATTTCCAAGTAGTAAATAATCTTGAATGTAGTTGCCCCATACAATAGATGGAGGTACATTGCCATTCATTGGGTCTCTCAAAAGTTCTATAACATCATTTATTTGTATTTCTTTTTGCCCAGATGTTTTATTAGCAACCTCAAAAGAAACCTGGGAAAAGTTAGTAAGATACCAGCGAGAACAAATAGCAATAATAGAGTTTAAAGATAAATCTCCTGCTTCTAATACCCAATCTTTTTTTGATGATGGTAGTTTCTTTTGTAATAAAGCAAGTAAATCTCCATTGCCTCTACCAGTTATTCCACCAGCATACATTGCATAGTTGTTTGGTGGTGGTAGTTGCTCTTTATTATTTGCTGATGTAAGTTTTAAGAAATCAAAAAATCCCATTAATGTTATCCTCGTAGGTTGCTTTTTTATTTTATCGTTAGCACTAATATGCCATAAACTTTTTCAGAATAAATAGTTGAGAGAAAGCATCTGACATTGCATCTACTTGGTCATCGTGTTTACCAAGAGGAAATGTTCTTAACTCTTCTATAAACTCTCTATTCCAGGCCCCTTTTACTACATAAACATTACCAGCATTTATTTGAGATGCTATACCTTCTGCTCTTATTTCTTTCTTTCCAGTAGGTTTTATTTTTGTAATGTTATAACCTGATAATAACCTAAATAAATATTG